TAAAGACCCAGCAATGGAAGACTTAGGTCGTACATACTGGAAAAAGCGTTCATACGTTTTTCAAGGTTTGGTTGTAACTGACCCAATTGGTGGTGAGCAACCCGAAAATCCAATCCGTAGATTTATCATTGGACCACAAATCTTCAAGTTGCTTAAAGCGGCACTGATGGACCCAGATATGGACAATCTACCAACGGAATATGAACAAGGTACTGATTTCCGTTTAACTAAAACAACAAAAGGTCAGTATGCTGACTACTCAACTTCATCTTGGTCACGTAAAGAGCGTTCACTAAATGAAGAAGAACGTCAATCAGTTGAAACTCATGGTCTTTATGACTTGAATGAGTTCATGCCAAAACGTCCAACTGAGGATGACATGCGAATTATCACAGAGATGTTTGAAGCATCTGTTGATGGTGAATTGTATGACCCGACTCGTTGGGGACAGCACTATAAACCTTATGGGTTAGATGTTCCTGCAGGAACTTCAGCACAAACTACGACAACTGCACCTGCTCCACGAGTAGAAGAAGTTAAAGTAGAGGCTGTAGCACCTACAACAGCAACACCTACGCCAACTCCGACTCCAGCACCAGTAGTAGCAGAAACTACGACTGAAGCACCGAAGTCAGATGCGGCAGATATCTTAGCAATGATTCGTAGTAGAAAAACTGACTAAGAACCAATGATTGAGTGTGGGAGAGTATCAACTCTCCCTACTCTTTTTATATCACATAAGGAGAAATATATGCCACGAGCCTTTGATGCGAGTAAATTTCGCAAAAATATAACAAAATCTGTACCAGGTATGAGTGTTGGTTTTAGAGACCCAGACACATGGATTAGTACAGGAAATTACACATTAAACAAACTTATCAGCAATGACTTTCATCGAGGAATTCCTCTAGGTAAAGTAACAGTATTTGCTGGCGAAAGTGGTGCAGGTAAATCATTTGTTGCCGCAGGTAACGTAGTTAAAAATGCACAAGACCAAGGAATTTTTGTAGTTCTAATCGATAGTGAAAATGCACTAGATGAAACGTGGTTACACGCACTCGATGTAGATACTACACCAGAAAAATTATTAAAATTAAACGTAGCAATGATTGATGATGTTGCTAAAATCATTTCAGACTTTATGAAAGGTTACAGAGAAGACCACGGAGATACTGACCACGCAGAACGTCCAAAAGTTTTGTTTGTGATTGATAGTTTAGGAATGATGATGACACCAACTGATGTTGACCAGTTCAATAAGGGAGACATGAAAGGTGATATGGGTCGTAAGCCAAAAGCCCTAGCATCACTAGTACGTAACAGTGTGAATATGTTTGGTGACTATAACGTAGGTTTAGTTGCTACAAATCATACTTATGCATCACAAGATATGTTTGACCCAGATGATAAAATCTCTGGTGGTCAAGGATTTATCTATGCTAGTTCTATCGTAGTAGCAATGCGTAAACTTAAACTAAAAGTAGATGCAGACGGTAATAAGACTTCACAAGTACATGGTATTAGAGCGGCGTGTAAAGTAATGAAAACACGTTATTCTAAACCATTTGAAAGTGTTCAAGTTGAGATTCCATATGAAACAGGTATGAGTCCCTACAGTGGACTTGTTGAATTCTTTGAAGCAAAAGGTTTACTTGTTAAACAAGGTAATCGTTTGAAATACGTGACGAAATCAGGTGATGAGATGATTGAATTTCGTAAGAATTGGACTGATGAAAAACTCGATGTAGTTATGAATGAGTTCAATGACGAAACGTTGAAAGATGTGAATTCAGAAGCGGAACAAGTTGAGACAGAAGAAGTATAATTCTGGCAATCTGTATAAATAGATTGCTTACGAACAACAAGAAAACACAGAGGAGTCAACTTGGAATCAGAATCACTTTACGAATTGTGGGAAACACTAGTAAACTATATCCCTGCAAAAGATAAAATAGAAGCAGGAGAGATGTTTATAAAACAATGCGATGATTTGGGTCTAAGTAGCGAAGACATCGAACTATTAATCGATGGTGACTTAATCTTGTCCACTGCACTAGATAGATTCTTCGAAGATGAAGAAGACTTTAATGATGATGAAGACTGGGAATAATGAATTGGTATAGCAAAATAGTAAGCGACTGGAGTGAAATTCCAAATTGTATTCAATTTTTTGAAAAAGAACTATTGGATGCAAGAAAAGAGGTAAAGATAAAAGGAAACATAGAAAAAAATGCTACCTATCTTCCTGCTTATGTTGAATTGCGTTTCGGTCAATTACAAGAAATAGAAGCAATATTAGAACATCTAAATATTCAGTTACGAAAAAAGAGAAGTTCGTATCTTAGAAAATATTTAGAAAATTATAACAAAGTTTTAAGTAGCAGAGACGCCGAGAAATACGCAGATGGCGAAGATGAAATTGTTGCAATTGGCGAATTGATAAATCAAGTTGCTTTGGTTAGAAATCAATATCTAGGAATAACAAAAGGATTCGAAATTAAGCACTTTCAACTGTCAAACATTATTAAGTTACGTGTGGCAGGAATGGAAGATTCAGAAATTAACACATATTAGGGTAGAGACAATAATGACTGGAATTCATATAGTTAAGAGAAATGGAGAGAAAGAGAGTTTAGATTTAGAAAAGATGCACAAGGTAGTGTTTCAAGCCTGCAACAATATTAACGGAGTATCTGCAAGTGAAGTTGAATTAAAATCACATCTTTCATTCTACAGTGGAATGACAAGCAGTGAGATACAAGAAACACTAATCAAAGCGGCAGCCGAATTAATATCAGAAGACTTGCCAAACTATCAATGGGTTGCTGGCAATCTAATCAATTATCATATTAGAAAAGAAGTATACAATAACTATGAACCATGGCATATCGCTGAGTTAGTTAATAAGAATGTCAAATCTGGATTTTATGATAAAGCATTATTAGAAGATTATTCAATAGAAGAATGGGAAAAGATTAATGGTTTTATCAAACACGATAGAGATTTTGACATCACTTATGTTGGAATGGAACAGTTTCGTGGTAAGTACTTAGTACAAAATCGAGTTACAAATAAAATTTATGAAACGCCACAAATGGCATATATACTAATTGCGGCAACATTATTCAGTGATTATCCAAAGGAAGAAAGATTAAGATGGGTTAAGGATTATTATGATGCTATCAGTACATTTGATATCTCATTGCCAACGCCTGTTATGGCTGGTGTTCGTACACCACAGAGACAATTCAGTAGTTGTGTGTTAATTGAAACAGATGATAGTTTAGATAGTATCAATGCGACATCTAGTGCTATTGTTAAATATGTCTCTCAGAAAGCAGGAATTGGGGTTGGTGCGGGTAGTATCCGTGCTATAAACTCACCTATTCGTAATGGCGATGCATCACATACTGGCGTTATTCCATTCTATAAGATGTTTCAAGCGGCAGTAAAATCGTGTTCACAGGGCGGTGTCCGCGGCGGTGCGGCAACATTATACTACCCTTGTTGGCATTTAGAAGTAGAAGATTTACTTGTATTAAAGAATAATAAGGGTACAGAAGACAATCGTGTTCGTCATATGGACTATGGAGTTCAATTCAATAAACTCATGTATGAACGACTAATGCAAGGTGGTAACATCACATTATTCAGTCCACAAGATGTTCCTGGTTTGTATGAATCGTTCTTTAATGACCAAGATAAGTTCCGTGAACTGTATGAACAAGCAGAACGTAAGACATCTATTCGTAAGAAATCAGTGCCTGCAATTGACTTATTTTCATCATTTATGAATGAACGCAAGAACACAGGACGTATCTATTTGATGAATGTAGACCATGCGAATGACCATAGTTCTTTTGATACATCTGTAGCACCGATTAAACAATCAAATTTATGTTGTGAAATTACTCTTCCTACTAAGCCACTAACAAGTGTCCATGACGAAGAGGGTGAAATTGCTCTCTGTACCCTCAGTGCTATCAATTGGGGAAATATTAAATCACCAGAAGATTTTAAAAAGCCATGCGAGTTAGCAGTGAGAGGACTTGATGCTCTATTGAGTTATCAAAATTATCCACTGATTGCAGCCGAGTTGGCAACAAATAATAGGAGACCTTTGGGCGTAGGCATTATTAATTTTGCGTATTGGTTGGCTAAAAATGATACGAATTACTCTGACCCTAACTTAGAGTTAGTTGACGAATGGGCAGAAGCATGGAGTTATTACCTGGTTAAAGCATCTAATGACTTAGCAAAAGAGATAGGACCTTGTCCTAAATCAGACGAAACAAAATACGGTCATGGTGTTGTACCAATTGACACTCGTAAGAAAGAAGTTGATGAACTTGTTTCTCATAAAGAAAGAATGCCGTGGGCATCTCTTAGAGAAGACCTTAAAGAATATGGAATTAGAAATTCAACATTAATGGCTCTTATGCCTGCAGAAACATCTGCACAGATTTCAAATTCTACAAATGGTATTGAACCGCCTCGTAGTCTGGTTAGTGTTAAACAATCAAAGCATGGAGTACTGAAACAAGTTGTTCCTGGTATTCACAAGTTAAAGAGTAAATATGAACTTCTATGGGACCAGAAAAGTCCAGAAGGTTATTTAAAGATTATGGCAGTATTACAGAAATATATTGACCAAGGTATCTCCGTGAACACAAGTTATAATCCAGTACATTTTGAAGATGAGAAGATTCCAATGTCGGTAATGTTACAGCATCTTATAATGTTTTATAAGTATGGTGGCAAGCAATTGTATTACTTTAATACATTTGATGGTCAAGGCGAGATAGATATAAATGCTCTTAATGATGAACCATTAGAGCCTGGATTAATAGATGATGAAGACTGTGAAGGTTGCACAATATAGAGGAATGATGAAATGACGGTTTTTAATTCGAAAAACAGACAGGACCACACAAAAGCAAAAGCATTTTTAGACCCGTCTGGAGGAGTAACAATCCAACGATATGATATGTTAAAATATAAACAATTTGATAAACTTACTGACAAACAGTTGGGTTTCTTTTGGCGACCAGAAGAAGTTGATTGCAACAAAGATGCAAACGACTTTAAACTTCTTACAGAAAATGAACAACATATTTTTACGAGTAATCTTAAAAGACAAATCATACTAGATAGTGTACAAGGTCGTGCGCCAGTCGAAGCATTTGGACCGTTAGTATCTATTCCAGAACTAGAAGCATGGATTCAAACTTGGACATTCAGTGAAAC